CGCTGATTGGCCAGGATTAACCGCAAACTGCAATGCAGATGTGGACGTCCCAGACCCAAAGGTTGTTGAACCTAAAAGATCTACAATAAACTCATCTTCGGAGAAATTGTGGCGCTTCTTTCCTCTACGCAAACCGTCAATGCGGTTAGAGTTTTTAACTCCAGTGAAATCCTGTTTCGGACCTCGTCTGCGTGAGCGTCTCCCTGGTCCTTTACGTGAAAAGGCTCCACTAGGGAGGAGGGGACCCCGTTTCATTCCGGGGTTCTGCTTCTTTTTCTTTGCAGATAGTTTTCTGCGTTGTCGTTGGGGTAAACCGTTCATTGGTTTCGTGGTCAATCTAGTTTTAACCTTCTTAGGAACAAGTTTTCGCGATTGTCGAAAACTTTTTATGCGGCTATTGCATCTTTCTTCGATTCCGCATACTTGACAGAACTTTGTGCGACAGGGCGGGTTATTCACCAGGGATTTCTCCGTTTTTACACCTTGCGCAACCATTCCAAATGTTCTTTCCTTCCCCAAGAACAATTCCTTTAATTCCTGTGATGTGGGAATTTGAGCCTTAGCCATTTTCCAGGTGGGCTCATCACGTAGTACATGATCGTACTCATCCATCATCCAGGTAACGAACTCCTGCAGGTACCTTCGCATTGGTACATCTGCCCATGCGACTCGTTGAAGAGCCGTTGCACGGGTGAGGGTGTAAGCAGGGTCGTTAGGAAAACGAGAGTAGAGGAGCGACGTCAGCAATTTTTCGCGAGCATACAACGGTACAGCAACACCATCTACAAATGTTGTATGAGCTGACAAAAAGTCTAACTCCTCTACTGGGCGGGGGTCCATCGAATCTGTTGTCGTGGTAATTCCAATTCCTGCCCAGGTGGGTATAATGCTTCGAGCATTAAAGAAGTTTATTGCGTCTTCAGAGACGGTAAAGGTATTATCATCACCTACAAGTGCTTTAGAAGTATGTTCTTCAAAAGCTTCATATGTTTGCATTCCTTCCGGAGCATTTACGATCCAGGCATATGCTAACAAAGTATATAGAATGATGGTATTATCAGTAATTGTGTTAACTGATCCTGAGGGGTTTCCTCCTTGTTTCATTATAAATATTCCTTCCGATGTTACAATCAACGTATTAACGAGATTTCGATAGTAGGTTTTCAACCTTACTAGATTCTCTTCCGTTTGATCTTCTTCACGTAACATATTCCATCTGAACTGAGCGCAACTCCACATCAAGTAAGCACGCAATGACGAGTCATATTGACTTTCGTCCAAAGCGAATCCTTGCTTAAACTTGGCTAACTTTCGATATAAGTCGTCC